CTTTTACTAAATTTGTTGTATTTTATAAATATAATCACATAAAACACTTAAATATTACAGGAATAAACTTTCTCTGGAACTAGGTGTGGCACCAATCTTATATAGATGATGATCTAATCTGATGATTATTTGGTCAGGGGAGTCAATCCCAGAAGTTGCATATAACCGATCATATCTAGAAATTAATGAATACAGAACATCCATTCTACCGTCATCTAATAATAATGATATGTTTTCCATTGTAGACCTATTTACTCCTCCACTAGTGGTAACTAATGATGATATGCAATCATATTTCAAGTTCTGAATTGTTCTTAATGTCATTTTTGGGAACTGGATGTCTAGGGTTGTTTGGAAATTATTGAATAGATCTGTCTCACAAAATTCCTTAATGAAATCCATCATTTCATCTGTGTCCCATGTGATATCTTTTGATAGTTCTTCATAATCATCATCATCTAATAATAATATATCATCCACTAGACTAAATTGTTTCTCTTCACGTAACACTTCCAAAGTGTTATTGTCTTCTTCATCTGCTTTCAAATCTCTAATGTCCCAGTCATTTCTTAATTTTAGCCTAGTTTGAGTTTGTATGGTTATTTTAGGCTTCATCACATGCAAGTCATCAACTAAGTCTCTAATAACATCAATAGATTTGTATTCTAAATCTAAATTCCTCACGAAACAGCCATGTTTAACTAATTTGTGAAATGATAATCCATAACATCTAAAATCACTGTTCTTTGTTTCTGAGCATGCAGTGTTCAAAAGTCCAGTAGGAACAGAAAATATTTTCCTATTATCCTTGTCTTTGAGTGTTGTTACAGAATCATCTATTATGATGGATGTTTGTTCAAAGTGGATTGGACTTGGTAGATGCATAGTTTCCATATGAAATCCATTATCCGGTGAAAATAGAACTTTGTTGTCTTTTTGAATCCAATCACCTTTAGAAACATGAGACACTATCTCATTGATATCCAACTTTAATATATCTGATATTTCTAGTAGGAAATCAAACAATAGTTCTGGCTCTTCAAATGCTGATTTATATAATGAGTAAGTTTCAAAAGCTTCATTATATCTAATTCTAAATCTATAATTTCCTCTGAACAATAATAGATCTAAATTCCCAGTCCATTTGTCTAAAGAAGGCACATATTTTTGACGCACATCCCAATAGTGTAATATCACCCCGGTCATACTACTCCATAATTCCACTTCCTTTATTTTCCCTAAAGACATCAAGACCATAAATAGTCTCTTCTTAGTCTTTTTCCCAATAGATGGATCCATCATCATGTGATTTATCTCTATTTCAGATAAATCATCAAACACATTCTCATTTGGCAAGTTATGAAGAGCCTTGAGCACAAAGTAATTGTAATCTAAAAAAATATCATCATAAGATTTCCTATATAATGGGACTTCAGGATCTTCCATTGATGTCATATGTGTTAATGAATATGTGGTATTCCTCTCAACTAAGGATAAATATGTTTCTCTGACATCTGAGGTTGATGGCCCGAACACAATGGCCTTTAGAACCCGATCTTTTAAAGAATATAGCTTTAACAACAACATGATGAGTGATTTGATTTTATCAATCTTTTCACCACTAAATTGTTCTAATGTTTCTTCGATAGTATCCTTCATCATTGGATAAAATGTTTTCAATATTTGAACATCTCTGAGATACTGGTTCTCTTTGTGTTCTGCAACTTTACGTTCATCCCACATAAATTTAATAACATCAAATATGGAATTATTAAGTTTAGTACCAACTTTGAAAATTGATAATGTTCGAATTGTCTGAACTTCCATTATTTGACGCACTCGATATGGTATGGGTTTAAACTTGTCATTAATAAATAGATCATATTCTGGCCATTTTGGATATAAAAATTTTATATGATTATGTATATTAGAAATATTACTTTCTTCGAAAATCAGATGATTAAGGCACTCAGAATATGTCATTGACATTTCTTGATTTGGTATTCGAAATGCCTTAGCAGATACAGTGGCTGACACCCTTCCATAATATATAGAGCTAGATATCATTTTCACTGCTTCTTTTGCTCCAGGAGACATAATCTTATGGACAGTTTTGAATTTTACTATGTCTAAGGAATCAGGAGGTCTAAATATTATTAATGGATCATTAATTATCATGGATTCCATAACTTCCCTATTCATGATTCTTTCTTCTGCCATCTTTTTTATTCGCGAATGTTGTGACACTGGACCCATGGCTGCCTCAATTCTTAACAATCCACCCAACATTGTATCACCTTCTTCCATTTCTGCCATGGTTTCAACTAATTGGCCCTTAAGGATTTTATGAGATGATGAGAATAGTCGTTTTTCAGTGTCATTTAATGAATCATATCTTTTATATAATTGATAATTATGAAACTCTGGTCCAAACATAAGCATTAATGAAGGGTTAAAGATTGGGTATTCACCTAATTGGTATGGCATGTTTCTTATTCCAAATTGTGCCAAATCATTATGTTGACCTGGAGCAGTGTGATAAATATCTTCACAAAACTTTTTATTAAGCCAGTTTGATATCATATACAAATCTAAAGTTCCACCATTTTCCACTATTTGCCTTGATGATGCATATGATTCTTTGACCATTCTAAAGAATGAATCAGTATTAACAGGATGCACAGATGCTAAAGCGAATTTGATTAATGTTGGGAAAAATGTTAGATTTGACATGAATAATGAATTAAATTCACCAATAATTGGGTTTATACTGGACTTTGATTTTGATGTAGTACAATTAAACAATCTCTCAGCAATCTCTTGACATCTTATAAACAAATCCAATTTGATAGTTATCACTCTCTTCTTTAAAATCTCAATTGATAATATTGTGAATGAATCATCTGATGAGAATAAGTCAAAATGGTCATTATGATCCAAATTATTTCGTTTACATAATCTTCTATACAATTCATCACGAAATGAAACCATAGCTGAATGTAAATAGGAAGAAGTGTAATGCAATATCCCTTGACCCATGTTAGACTCATTATCAAAATATAAATTTCCAGAATCAAGAAATTTTTCTTTTAAATTCTGCAGATTAATATCATTTCTATGTTGAAGTTTATTTGTTGGATCTAAAGACCAAGCTTTGATGAGTCTTTCTGGTAATATGCATTTCTTGTTTTGATGTATCATTAATTGACTTAATATATATGGAAATAGTACCCCCAGTTGTTTTTTGAATGGAGTGAATAGATATAAAAATTGACATGGAACAAATGATGGTCCCCATTTTGATTTGTCTAGACTAAAAAAAACTGAAATCCTCTTCCCAGGCAATTTTCTTGAATTATATAATGATTGTTTTATTAGGTCATTTTTTTGTGGTCCATGAGTTAATATCTCTCTTGTGTCAAAAGAGCATAAATTTCTAGATATTGTTTCAATTATATTTATTTTAATTCTGGAAATGATTGACAATATTAAAATCTCCCTGACGCCACCAATTTGATTTTTCTTAAAAACTTGAAAATTCATAGGATGAGCAATGTACTGTCTCGCAACAGATCCTGCTCTGTAATGGCCTTCTTCTAATAATGGTATTATTGCTTCAAAGCATTTTTGTCTAGTGTTTTGCCTTATCTGATTAGCCTTATACTTTAAGTTGTTTGAATTTGCACTAGCTTTGTATGTAGCAAATTCATCCAATGGTTTATTGAGGTTTTTCCTATTGGCAGCTATGACAACATCCACACCAGTTTTATCTCCACAAGACTCTCTAGTTAATTTTGATCCAATTTCAATAGCTTTGGATGAAAATTGATGAGAATGTGGTTGATGTATTATCAATTTTGCCCATTCAATATCATTAAGTGACTTATGATATCCAAGGTGATGATCAATATCTTTCATTTTTTTCATTGATTCTTCTCCTTCTAACATTTTTGACAAGATTTGGAAACTTGAATGTGTTGGATCATCTTGATTTTTATTGAATAACATTGTCATATACATTTCTGACAATATTTCTGCAAAATCTGCATCAGGAGAATGTCTATCTGTTATTATAGGTCTTGGTAATAGCACCCTAGATCCACCCATTGAATCTAAAAAGAGTTTGGAATTGGTGTCAAATTTAACTGATCCAAAACTTGTTGATTTAGCAATTTGATAACTTGACATTTTAGTGATGTATTCCACCATCTGTTTGAGGTAATATAATTGTAAGGGTGATCTGATAGGCTCTTGGCATTTCGACATTACCGAATTGTAATATTTGTAAATTGAAACAGATGCCATGACCAAATATCTCACATTTTGCAATAATTTCGATGTTGATCTCCTATTTTCCATATAAGTTAATATAATTAATCCCAATGTGTTAGTAGTATCCTCATTCATTGATTCTATAAGTGATTTATTTATTTGATGATTATCATCAGGATCCTGATTGGTTCTTATTACATAACTCGATCTAAACTTCATCTGACAGAAAGAAAAATATCCCATTAATATTTTGTCATAGCATCTTAAATAATGATCTAGCCTATGAGCATCTGTTGATAACCAATGACTATGTGATACTGTACTAGAGTTTATTAATCTTTTAAATGCCCATTGAGGGGATATATCTTTATTGGATCTGACTACATTATTGTCTATAATGATTTTAAACCAGATCTGACTAACTAACTCACCTGTTCTGAGTTTTGGCCCTTTGTATATTAGCACAAAAACACCTCTATATCCTGTTGGCTTTAATATATGTTTTCTCCTCCTATCACTTCTTAAAGAATTGATATTGATTTCTCTGTAGATTGATTGACATAACAGTACATAATTCAGTCCGATGCCAGATAATTCACTTAATTGTTTTGTTTCTACATAGATGTCACCTTGACTCTTTTGAAATTCCTTTGCAGAGAATAAGCATGATAGATTATAGATTTCTGAAGTATTAAAATCAGTGTGAAGACTGTATTGAGTGTGCTGTTTTTGAGCAGCATGATGCTCCGGATACAAATCTGGCCTTCTAGCATATGATTTCCTACCAGGACCCTCTAATGCTATTTCTCTTTTCATTTCTTGTGACAATCTGCATTGGAATGGAAATGTGTCATTATCAATGACAAATTTAAGATGGGATGCAAAGGAGATTCCGAAGGATACTAATATAGGATCACTGGAATTAGACATCTGATTAGCAATAATTTCACACTGATCTCTGTCTTCTTGTGTTGATCTTACTGATGCATCCATACCCTTTAACTCAATATATGGTAATGGGAATATAGATCTGGCATTCATTTGTGGCTTTCCATTTAATTTCGATGATTCAACATTGAAATATGAGTAGAAGTCTGCCTTGTTAAATGGCTCAGCTTTAGTTAAAGTGGGATTTATCTTTTGAACTTCATCACAAATGGATTCTATGAAAATTGAGTCTGAGTATGTTAAATGAGAAGCTTCAGTTGACTCTAACACTGATTGAAAATCCTGATCTGAGTGAAATATCTTATTTGGCAATGTCTTATAAAGATTACTAATCTCAGCAGAAGTGATATAAGGATCAGCTTTTGTTTCAATAATCTTATTAAATTGTAAAAAATATTCCATTCCAGCATCTGTGCCTTTTATGCTGGATTCCAATTCTCTAAATTTTTGACATATATTGTGTATTGCATCAATAGTTGGATCATTCAATTTATGTTCAGAGATCAATTTATCTCTTAATCCATATACTGAATCAGGATTAATTATAATGTACTCTGAAGTTATGTTAAACCCATTTATACGCAGAAAGTATTGGAGTAATGAGTATTTTGACACTTTATTACTCAACATTTGAGAGGATCTGCTAACAGATATCTCAATTAGTAGCCCTTGATTATTTTTAATTTCCAAATAGTCTGGAGTTTGGTTCTTAACCAAATCAAAATACTCCAGTCTTTTACATTTTTCAATAGCTCTCCCTAACACATTCTCTAATGTTTTTTCACCAAAGTCCAAACCTCTAGCATCACATATAAGAGAGTGAATCAGATCATGTCTTATTCGATATATCTCTTCAAATTGATTGTAATCTTTTATGATTGTGGGATCAATAGGGGATAATCCCAGGAGCTGATTGGATATATGAGGTTGCTTTTCTCTGATAATAGAAATTGATGACATTATATCTTATTGAATTTATTGTAAAAG